TTGAGATATACAAAAAAGCAGGTTATACTTAAAAAACTCTCTTTTCAGAGAGCTGTTTAAGTCCAATCGTTAGAGGAAAAGCGTTGCCGCAAACCTCATCGGATTGGACTCAAAGAGCCCTCCGAACGGCTTGGAGACACTTTTCTAATTGTTAATGTAATTTATTTTTTCTTATCTTCAGGTTCTTCGTCTCTCGTAGCATCTGGATCTCCTAATAAAATCATAATTTGTCCTTTTTCAAAAGGTAGTAAAATGTCAACTTTTTCTTTTTTTACTTCTCCTTGTGCTGTTTGAATTGGAAAAACAGAGGCATTATTTCTTACTAATCTTCTAAGAAATTCTATCTTTTCTTCTGATACTTCTACTTCATTTTCTTTTCCATTAAACACAGTAGATAAATTATAAATCCAAGTATATTCTCTTGGTTGAGGAAGCACAGTATCATCATAACGAGCACCTAATACTTTTAACAAATCATATCTTAAATCTACTTTTACTCTAGTAATTTTTCCTTCAGGATCTTGATCACTAGCTATTAGTTGATTACCTCTAATATCTTTAATAGGAGTATTGAGTTTAATCTTAAACATATTGGAAACACTTTTATTGATTTATTATTTCGACTTTTGTTAAGCGGGAAACGGGAATCGAACCCGTGCTTTTTTTCTTGGCAGGAAAATGTTTTGCCATTAAACTATTCCCGCCTATGTTATATCTAATTTATCTTTTATTTTTTTTAAATCATCTTGAATTTCTTTAACCCAGGGATTAAGTTTTACTCCAGCATATTGATTTTCTGCTTTCCATAATCCTCTTTTTTCATCTATTTCGCCTATTTTATACTGAAACCAGAAAATAAATAATGAAATAAAAACAAGAATTATTTTAGTAGTTCCAGAAAGGCCTGGAATTATAATAGATAACATTCCGACATACAACAATACATTACTGAATACCCCTGTAAAAAATCCTGTCCAATTTGACCCTCTATTAAATCTTAATTTAAACTGGATAATTCTAGCAAATATAGTTTCTCTATGATTTCTCCACCATTTTTTAAGTTGCTTCATAATTATCTTAAAAAAGAAATTATGCTTTCATTTTGCCAGTGTCAGTGCTTACCCATTTTTTCTTTTTAGGTTTTGGGATTCTTGCCCCTGATTTTCTTGCTTGACTTAAAGCAATAGCAATAGCTTGCTTTTGTGGTCTTCCGCTATGGACAAGTTCTGATATATTTTTACTTATTATTTTTTTTGATTTTCCTTTTTTAAGAGGCATATTATTTTCTCCTCATTCTGCCAGTACTCGTTTGAATCCATCGTTTTATTGGTGAAATATCGCCTAATAATGGTTTTTTTCCAATAAATCTTGCTACTTTTCCAGCAGCTTTGGGCAATCCTTTAATAGTTTCTTTTGCTATTTCTCTTTTTGTTATTCTTCCTCTTCTAGGATATTTAAATCTCTCTGATGGTCTTTTTTGTCTTCCAAGCAATTCATCTAACATTTCTTTCCTTCTTCTTATTCCTTCTTTTGTTTGCTTGCTATAAGCCATATTATTTCTCGGGTGTATATAGTTTTATCTTAGTTTTCATATCAGGATTAAAACTACTAAAAACCCGTTCAGCCCATTTTCTAACGCCATTAGAACCTTCAGCATAAGGAACAACTCTACTTCTTACATCTCGTTGAAACATCTCTTTTTGTGATTCATCCATATCACTATACTTTTCAGGAACAATTATTCTAAAATCAAATTCTGGTCTATCTGCTGAAGCAGACATTTCAATTTCAAATTCCTCATTTAATACTTCATTGACAATAGCTCTATAATCTGGCGGCACTGGAATTTCAGTAATTGTTGAAGATGTTTCAATAGGAGGAATTACTGGAGCTGGTCTATCTACTACTTCCTTTTTAATCTCATCTTTCTTCTCTGATAATATCTCTATCTTATCTAATCTTGCTTCTAACTTATCGCATTTATCAATAATTGTCGTTACTAAAGATTCTATTTTATTTAAAATGGGATCTTTAATGGGATTTTTTGAATCTTGTTCAGATTCTTTTATTTTTTTAGGTTTTCCTCGCATAATTTAACTTCTTTTTTATTCGGAGATTGAAGAACTCCGATGCTTATTTGATAGTTTGCTGCACATTTTCATCGACCTTTTTCAGCTTCTCTTTTGTAATTTTAGTAGGATTAGACATAGCAGGAACTATAATACCTGAATCTGCTTTCTTTAAAGCTTGTTGTGCTCTTTTTTGTTTTACTACTTCTCCTATTACTTCTTCCTCCACTGAAGGCAAAGATATGTTGACTGGAACTTTGATAATATCTCCTTGCTTGCAATCTTTTCTCATTTGGAGGTATAAGTCAGTTTCATAATGCCTTACATCTCTAATCTTTTGAGGAATCATCTTTCTTTGTTGTTCTCTGCTTCCTATTGTGAATAGAAATCCATAGAAAAGATCTTTTTTAACATAAGATTCACTTCCATCAGGCCATTTGAACTTCAATACTTTGCATTCATTAGTTTCTTTATCTTTTAGATTCCAATTTACTTCTACTTCTATGGATTTTCCTTTATTTAATTGGGGAATTCGGAAAACCTCGTGATTTTTAATCATCTAATTTTACTTTCTTAACATAATCTTCATTATACATCTCCATACCATATCTTTTCCACTCTTTATCCACAAACTCTTTTTCATTTAAAAAATCTCTTAATAATCCACTTGAAAATATGATTTTGCCTTCTTGTTGAGCATATTTACTTTTTACATGTTTTTCCTTTTGTTGCTCTTTCGGAGATATATCTGGTTCTTTCCCTCTGTTTATACGCACATTTTCCATAAAAGGATAACCTTTTTCTAAAGCAAGATTATGATCTATTAAATCTTTCAATTTTGTTTTAATATGCTTTTTTACTGCTTTTGTATTATTTATATTCCCCACAAAATATCCTATAATGAATACTATAATTGTGAATAATAATATCTTAATCATCTTTATTTGTTTCTTCTAATATCCTTTGTAAAAATCTAGTTATTCCTTGAACTTCATATTCTTTTTCAAGTGCCTGCTTTGTTGTATCCCATTGAGAATCTCCTATTGTATGCCTATCATTGATTTCTTTGACATATAAGTCCTTTAATCTTAATAATGTGTCCCATTGAGGAGAACTTGTAAGATGTCTTAATTGATCTCTTTCGTGTTTATTTAACATTTTAAAATCTGAAGCGGAGAGATTCTGAAATCTGGTAATTACTCCAGATATTACTCTCAAAATATCGCAGCCCATTCAGTTTAACGTTTCTTAGATATTAACCCAGAAAAAACCTTTAGGGAGTTTTCTGTTGCCTTAACTCGGGCAAAGTTTATTCAGCCACGCTTCAGATTTTAAATAATTAAATTAAACTTATGTTCCTTATTATCAAATTTAACAGTAAATTGAATAACTTTCTTACCTGCTGATATTGCTGGATTTACTGGATTTACTGGATTTACTGGATTTACTGGATTTGCTGGATTTGCTGGTGTTTGTGCTGGTTGTGGTAATGATGAAGTTTGTTCAATTTTAGTTAAACGTTCATTCAAACCATCGCTTAAATTAACTACAAAACCATCAAAGTCCTTTAATACTCTTTCTATTTTATCCATTCTTTTTCCAAAAGTGGAAAACAAATCTTTTAAATCTTTAAGTTCTTGTTTTGTCATTGTTTTAATAAATTATGATAGAAATCTTCAACCTTTTTTAATTCCTCACAATTACTTTTTGCTGGTTTAACTCTATCTAATTTTTCATCAATTACTTTTGCTCCAAGCATATAATTACCTCTTCCTAAAAAGTAACCTATTCTCCTTAATTCCTTTATTGGATCTTTAAATAAATTTTCATACGATACTATGCGATACTGCTTCTTATTCTGCTTTATCCAATTCATAGCATTTTCAGCATTAGACAGCATTTTTGTAGCGGTAGATTTTATCCATACTTCTATATTATCTGGTGATTCTCTTTTTAATCTGCTGGCTATTACTTTTCTTGGCTCACGCAATACTATTATAATTTTATCAACAAAATCAGGATCTGATAAAAATAACGTGTCAAAAGGAATTTTAACTAAATCTCCATCCATTCCTAAATCTTTATGCTGTTTCTGTAAGCCAATATCCTTAGCTATTGAAGGCAATTCCCAGAATCCAGTAGGATTATCTTTATCTTCATCCTTTAAAGGAATCATCATACCTGCTTCTATCTTTCCTTGAGGAGTTCTCATAAATATAGGGTATTTGAAACCTAAAATAGGAATGCCTGCCTGCCTTAATGCTATCATTAAAGCTGATGTTCCTCCCCGTTTCCAGCCACTACAAACCACATACTTGCTCATTATTTTCTCCCAAATGGAAGCATTCTTCCTACAGCTGAAGCAGCTTGTCCCATTCGGGAAGTTAATTTTTGTAATGGATTAGGTGTTCTTCCTGGAGCTTGTGTTTGAGGAGCAATGCCTCTTTGTCCTAATTGTCCTAATTGTCCTGTTTTTTTCATTGCTTCAGCTTCCTGAATAGTTCTATCTTGGTCTTGTCTTTGAATCTGCTCTCTTGGAACTATCAAAGGTTGAGCTTCTGCTTCTTGAAACCAAGCATCAGGCAGCCATTCTTTTGGGTCTTTTTCGTATTCTTTGCACATCTGAATAGCTAACTTTTTGTAAAGAGATGGATCTGCTGATAATAAAGGACTAATTATATTAGAAAATTCTAAAGTCATTGCCTTTTGTAATTCTTTAGACACTACCAACATAGATTGCCCTTTAATAGTAATCATTCCTTCCCATTTTAATCCAGATGGCTTAACTCTAAAAAATCTAGTATCATCTGTTTCAATTAAACGATTTTGTTCATCTTTATCTAATCCTAATTGCAATTCTCTAAATACTTTAGCTTCAAATTCTCCTGATTCATTCCTTCCCCATAATTCAGGATCTGACTTAATTTCCTTTAAATAATCCTCTACTTTATCTTTATCTGTGATTCTAATAACTTCAGGGATAGAGTATAAGAGTTGAATTAAGCTTATTGTAATCAAGGCCTCTTGTTCTAAAGCATCTGTTATATTATCCAATGGAGTTTTAAGCTTTTTAAGAGCAGCCTCTTTTGCTTGTGCTATTTCAAAAGCTGTTTTGCCAGTAACTTCTCCTTCTAATGGCGGCGTTACTCCTGAAGCGCTATCTAAATCCTTCTTTAGAACTTCTAAACCCTGCCAAGCTTCAGCACCAGGCCCTGCTATTTGAAGCCAGGTGACATTTTTAGGGTCTAACACTTGTTTTCCCTTACCTGGAGTGATTTTTATCTCTCCTGTGTCAGATAAATCAGTTCCTTTATAGAAAAACATCTTGTAAATAGAAAGAACTAATTGATCTATCGTCATATTTCTAATCTTATCTAACAATCTTTGATCTTCTTTTATCGCTTCATAAATTCCTATTCCATAAGGAGTTTCAGCGTGTCTTAAATTCCAGTAAGTATGCCATAAGGAAAGCTTTTTATGTCCTTCTGAATTAGAAATAGGCAATGGCTCTATAATCACAGGAATATCATTGATAATTACCATATAGAGGTCTTTGACGATATTCTCATAGAAATATACTTCCACTAAATCAGTTTCAGAGTATTCTTTAAGTTCGCTTGTGCTTGATTGGGTTCTTCTATTAGTATCTCCTCCTTTTTTGACATATTTCCATAATGGATATTTGCTAAATTCTTCTTCAGCTAAATCCCAAGCATATACTTTGCGATGAACCCAATCTCTTAAAGACCAATAGTTGTTTGGTCTGGCCATATCATCAATCCAGACATTAAAAGGATCTAAGTTCTCTCTAAAAATATCATTGTATTCCACTACTTCTTTTTCTTCCCATTCTGATTTTGAAGGATCGTCTTCATCATAATTAACTATATTCTTAACATTCCTGGTTAATTTCAAAGGATATGTTTTTCCACAGGCCCAGCCATATTTTGCTAAATTAAAGATAAATAACTTTAATTGCTGCTTTGATTTTCCTATTTCCCAGTTCTTATGATACAAGCTTTGCATTAACAAAGTATTCTGTTCATATCTGCTGCTATTAGCATTAAACACGCCTTCTGGATTTCTATCAATTAAAATAGAAAGAGCTGTTTGAATCTTAACAAAAGGATTAGGTTGAGATGAATCTGATTGCCAATCATCTGCGCCTATTGTAATCATGTGGCCTCTCCATCCTTTCTCATCATCAGTAGCAATAACTCTTTCTCCTTTAGTTCTTAAACGATGAGGAACATAAGCCTTATCTGCTTTTTCCCATAACTGGTCAAGATTTGTTCCATAAATGTTATCTCTAGAATCTTTAAGTTCAACGATTCTTTCTTTAACAAAAGAATAATCATCATGCTTATTCTTCCCTAATATCTTTTCTAAATTAGGAATATCCTTTTGTTTTTCGTATTGTTCTTCTTCTGTTGCCATTTCATAATGGAGACACTATTTGTTAGTTATAATTCATCTTCATAAAGTTTTCTTATTGAATCCTCTCTTTGTTTCAGTCTATCTAATTTTAATTCAGCGCCTGTCTTTGGTTCTTTGGTCTTTCTTTTTCTTAATGTTTGAAGGAAATATCTATCCACATCTGCGCAATGGTCTTCTCCTGTGCTGTCTAAATCCTCTGGATGCTTATCATCATGAATCAAAGAAGGAATGGTTCTTATAGAATGAAAACAAGTGTTAAAATACTTAATTTTAGGTTCATTTAAGTTATCCCAGTAATAATACTCATGCATTACATTCCAACCAGCTACTCTGTCTTTTGAAGAAGGTATAGTGACAAAACCATTTCTTCCTAATATCTCTGCTATTGTTTCTCCATGTCCTATCTTGCTAAAAATAGAAGCATCTGCTACTGAATACTCTATTTTTTCATTACTTGGAGTTAATCTAGCTATTTCTTGAGCTATTTGGTCAGCATTCCAACCTTTGACATAGAATTCTCTATAAACCCAAACTCTTCCGTTATAATCTATTGCATACCACTTACAGCAAGCTGGAGATTCTCTTCCGTGATCATAAGAACGATATTTCTTCCAAGTTTCAGGAATTCTGAAAGGTAGGACAACATGATGATCTTGAGACCATTCTGTAAAGTATTGTCCTTCAAATATATCAAAATTACCTTCTCGCCATGCTTTTCCTAAAGTTCCTTTTAATGCTTCAAGATAATCAATATATTCTTTATTAAGATAAGGATTATCTTTATAAGTTGAAGGAACAAATTTTGTTTCTTTTTCTCTTTCTTCTCTATAAGGAATTACAAAGGTGTTTTTGACAAATACATGGCCTATTCCTCCTGGATTGAATGAAGTATATAATCTTGGCCTCCAATTTGTCTTACTGGTTCTCATAGAACCAAGTAATTGATCTACTTTTAATTCAGTTAGTTGGTTTAACTCTTCAATAGCGATAAAATCATATTCAATTCCAATATAGTTATCAATATCTTTCTCATCTCGGAATCCTCCTAAAATAACTCTTGAATTGTTATAGAACTTTAAAACACCTTGTGAAGCATTATAATCATAATCAATCTTGCCTACTATTATTTTTAAAATAAGGTCATTAAAAGATTCTTGAGCTGCTTTACCAGTCTGTCTTAAAAACAATCCTTTTAAACCTGGAACTCTTTGGCAATCATCAAGAACCATTTGGGCAAAAACACCATGACTTTTGCCAGGCCCTCTTGATCCGCCTACTCCTAATTTAACTGGGCCATCAGGTTTATCACATTCTCTTGCTAAAGCATGAAACTTTAACTGCCAAGCAAGAGGAACATATTTTCTTTTTAAAAAGTTCTCCAACTGATCTCTTGGAACTCCCTGCTTATAAGCTTCTTTAACCAGGATCTGAGTGGGATTTTCCATAAATCTTATTGATTTCGTCTTTAACAGAAATATCTAATTCTCCCTTTATATTTATATCTTGCTCTTGCCTATCTCTCATATCTGTTAAGTTCTTTGCTACAAAGATTGCGAAGTTAGATTGATACAATCCAAGTAAGCCATTTTGGATTAAAAAATCCTTTTGAATATTTTGACACTGCCTTATCGTGCCGAAAAAATCTTTATGTTCTTTTCCCCAATTTGATAGAGTATCTCTATCTACTTCTATCTTTTCAGCAAATCTTTCTAAAGTCGGAAGTTCATTTGCTATCAACTTTGTTTCTTCTTTTTGATAATCATTTTTACCTGTAATTATTGTCTTTAATTTTTGAAATCTTTTTTTAGAAAAAAACTTCCTTAATTCTTCACAATACTCTGCCTTATATTTAGTAGGTCTTCCTCTTTTCATAATTTTATTCTCTTTCTTCAGTTATTTCAGTAAGAATATAATCAATAAGTTCTGGCTTTAATTCTTTAACTCTTTTTCTGGCTTCTTCTTCATTCTCACCATAAACACGCATTGTAATCCAAGAAGTATCTTGATTAACTTTTTTAATTTGAACGTTGTAAGTATATTTCATAATTATAATTTTAATAACTCTATATCACTTTCTACTTCGTTGCCCCATACATCCCAACCTTTTGTTTTTTCTCTGGCGAAGAGTTCAATCTTTGTAGTATTGGGATAACAATACTCAATTAACTCTCGTGCCTCTTTTGGTTTTTGAGAATGTTTCTCCTTTTTTGCTATAAACCAATTATTGACCGCTTTTTCGTGCCTACCTATACTTTTTATTGCTCCTCTGCTTGCCTCTATTAAATGTTCTGTAGCATTACGGGGATGTCCACCAGCTCCTGTTTTTTTACACCAAGTCCACAATTTATCATATTGAAATCCCCAAACTCTTATAAGGCCAAGTATTTCTGGTAAAAAACTATTATTAGTCCATACAAATAATTTACTACAATCTTCTGCTATTTCTTTTATTGGTAATTGTGCTAATTCACTAATAGGAATAGTTGGATATTCAAGTGGCTTTGTTCCTATTGAATTGCTACCTTGCCAACGAATAGGATAAGGCGGGTCAGCATATATTATTTGGTATTTTTTCATAATCTTCCTAATAACTCTAAGACCTTTAAACTCCACCATAACCCATAAATACAGAAAGCAATCATTAAAGATAATTTTATTACTTGAATGTTAAATTCTTCTTTTAAAAATTTCATAATAGTCCCATCTAAAATATAGAAGCCAAACTACCTTACTAATATCGCACCTACCTAATCTTCAGATTGATATAGAAGTATAGTTTCGCATCTATAATTTAGTTAGGACTTTCTTCTTCTTTTATGTTTTTTCTTTGGCATAGTTTTATTGAAATTTAATTGTGGAAAAGTAGGTTTTTTAAAAATGTCCGAAAATGCCAGCAACCATTGTCAAGCTCCGAACAAAATGATAAACTTTTGTTCTTAAACCACAAAATCCCAAAAAGTCAATATGTTATAATGGAAGTAGGAAGTGCAACCAGTTCCTTAACAATTATGAAACATTTTATTGTAAAAGTTTCTGCTTATATCCCTTATCCTAAAACTCTGGAATACAAAGTATCAGGTGGACGCTTCGCTATTGCTATTAAACGAGCAATAGATAATTGGCATCAAGATACGGTTTAGACCAAGCACCTGTN